GAGGAAATCTTAGACATCTGTAGGTCTGACCCCGAAGGTATCGCCTCGGTGTTACAAGACTTTGGGGTCTCTAAGTTCGAGCTTCTGGATATGCTTTGGGAAGTTCGATACGGTACAAAGTACGGCACAGCATAAGGTCAACTCACAGGCCAAAACTAGGGGGGCTTCGGCTCCCCTTTTTCTTTGGCTAATTCCTAGGCCAGTTTCTAAGCCAGATCCCCCCAAAACCCCAGACCTCGGCAGAGCCGCAGAAAAGCCTTCGTAGTAGGGCTTGACAAAAATACGTAGGACTGTACCTTGATTTTTAACCGCACTCTATGGGGCGCACAATGGCTCTGGCGGCGTACTGAGAACAGCGATCTAAGGCGATCCCTTAGCAATTAAACAAAGGACTAGCATTATGCAGTACATACCAGACGAAATAGAAGTATTAGAACGACTAGAAGCCATAGAAAGGATCTTACATCTTGTAGCCTTAGCTTGGATAACCAAGAGAGAGGCGGCAGCAGGTGAGCTTTTAGCCAAAGGTTCGGTCGAGCTAACAGAAGCTATAGAAATGCTAAGACTAATCCTAGACACTAACCTAGAGTCTATCCTTAGAGATGAGACCTTTCACTAACCCGGGTTCTAAGCTTAGGACTAGCCTTAGAGTTAACCCGGGTTCTAACCCTGGACCTGGTCCTGGAACTAAACCTGGGACTAAGATTAAAAAGACCCTGCGATAGAAATGCCCCTTCGTGGGAATTTAGACCCTGCAGTAGAAATAATCCCTAAAGACCCTGCGATAGAAATTCCCCCTTAAGAAACTCTTAAGGTATTTTCTTATTTTTTGTACTTACTAGTAATAATACTAAGAAGTTCTAAAGGGTGTCTTAAGTAAGTATCCTACAGTGGAAATTGGTAGTCAACTCAAAATTCAATATTTTCTTCTTGTAACCTCCACTTTTTTATGGTACACCCCTTCATGGGAATTAGGAGAAGAAACAATGAACCCACTTTTATGTTTAGCAACTGCCATCTTCTTTGAGGCTAGGGATCAACCTGTGTCAGGTCAGTATGCAGTTGCAGAAGTAGTAATGAACAGGGTAGTATCTACAAGATACCCTGATGATGTGTGCAAGGTAGTGTTCCAAAAGAAACAGTTTAGCTTTACCCATGATGGATTATCTGACAGGATTTCTAGGTATACTAATAATGAAATTGACCGTAGAGCTGCTGTAGTAGCCTTTGCAATAGCCAAAGACTTATTAGAGAGGGGTACTACCATAAGCTCCTCTACCCACTACCACACCACCTCTGTGTCTCCCTACTGGAATAAGTATTATATACTTGATAAGCAGGTTGGGGATCATGTATTCTACACACAAACGAAAGGTAAGTAACAATGACAGAAATAACCAGATTACCTTGTCCTGATACTGAAGGTTGTGGCAGTAGCGATGCATACTGTTGGAACACTGAGAAACAAGTAGGTCACTGTAAGTCTTGCGATGATTGGTTTAGTGACCAGTATGAGCCTATTAAAAAAAGGAGAGACCCTATGGCTTTTGATAATACCCCCCACCCAGAGCTAGTTGACTATGAGTATGTAGCTAGTCGTGGAATTTCTGAAAGAACAATGGAGTTCTTTGATGTAAGAAGCTACAAGGGTGGCAATGGTGATGTAATAAAACAGGAGTATGTGTACCCATCTGGAGCTAAGAAGATCAGGGTTATGCCCAAGTCTTTTAGTTCCGAAGGTCTGCGCCAAGATGAACTCTTTGGTATGAACCTATGGCCAGCAGGGTCAGGTCGTATTGTTACTATTACTGAGGGTGAAGTAGACGCACTATCAGTACATGAAATGATATCCCATCGAGGCACTAACCCAGTGGTAAGTTTACCTTCTGCTACTCCTTCTAAGAGGCTTTGGGAAAACTGTAAGCCGTGGCTTGATAGCTTCGAGAAGATTGTACTTAGCGTTGACAGTGACAACTCAGGTAATGCTATCGCTTCTAAGATATTTAATATGTTCCCTAACAAGACGTACAGGGTTCCTCATGATAAGTACAAGGACGCTAACGAGTTCTTACAAGATAATGCCACAAAGGATTTCTTTAATGCTTGGTGGAACGCTCGTAAGTATACGCCTGAGAATATCCTTAACACTCCTGACCAGTTCCTTGAACTCTTTAGGGATTCTCCTCAGCACCAGTATGTGCCTACAGGTATAGAAGCGCTTGATGATAAAATCTTAGGGCTTATGCAAGGTCACTTCACTGTGATCAAAGCGCCCACTGGGATTGGTAAGACTGAGGTTATGCGATACCTTGAGTTCAATATGCTGCAGAAGAAAGTACCCTTTGCTTCATGGCATTTAGAAGAAACAAAACTAAGAAGCCTACTTGGTCTTGTTAGCTATGACTTAGGTATGAATGTGACCCGAAGGGATCTTATCTCAGAGATGGGTGTAGTAGACAAAGTAGAGGATTCCATCAGGAAGATAACCCAAGAGGAGTTGTTCTACCAGTTCTATATGCCTGACGGCTCTACTACTGATGATTTCATAGAACAAATCAGATACCTGAGAGAGGGTTGTGACTGTAAGTATATCTTCTTTGAGCCTATCCAAGATGCAGTCGTAGGTAACACTGAGGCAGGTAAAGAAGAAGCCTTAGCTGATTTATCTATTAGATTGTCTAAGTTATCAGCAGAACTTAATGTGGGTATTGTTACTATTGCACATACCAATGATCATGGAGACCCTAAGTATTGTAAGATGATCGGTCAGAGGGCTTCTGTTATCATTGACCTCAGCAGGGAGAAGGAGTCTGATGATACCGTAGAGCGTAACACCACCACGCTAAGGGTAGAGAAGAACCGACCTTGTTCAGAAGAAGGTTATGCAGGGTCACTGTTCTTCGATACTCAGACTTTTGTATTGGAAGAAACTCATGGAAGATAAATACTATGCAGTGATGATAGAAGTTGACTTAGGTGAGTATACGTATGTATGCAAGAGGAACCCTTTTAAGTTGGGCGATCCAGTCAAGCTATTCTATACTAAGGAAGAAGCACAAGTAGAAGCTGACAAATGGAATACAGGAGAGGTCGTGGAGTATGGCTATAAGTAAATTACTTGAAGAAAAAGCAGGTAAGGCTTGGTTTGAATGGGAAGTGGATCAGATAGAGAAAGGTCGAAGAGAGCCACTCCCCAACAGCCCAGAGGTTTGGGCTAATAGGGGGATAAAGACTTGGTTCCCAAAGGTAGACCTTATCTATAAACTTTATGGTAGGCTTAGTGTAGACCTACTTGTTAATATTACTGCACTTAAAAGACGTAAAGCAGAATACATGGTAGATACCTACTTCGATATAATAAAGGAGAATAATGATGAGGGTATTAGTAGCTTGTGAGTTCTCAGGAACAGTGAGGGATGCTTTCTTACGGAAGGGACACTTTGCTATATCTTGTGATCTTATGGATTCAGACAGTGACTTTGGTGAGCACTACAAAGGAGATGTAGAAGATATCTTATATGATAAGTGGGACTTGCTTATAGCACACCCCCCATGCACTTACTTAGCTAACTCAGGTGTGAGTTGGTTGCATAGAGACCCTACACGGTGGCCTAAGCTTGATGCTGCAGCCAAGTTCTTTAATATGCTTCTAGACGCTCCGATAGAAAAGAAGTGTATAGAAAACCCCATCATGCACAAGTATGCAAAGGAGAGAATAGGGTTTCGTGACCAGTCTCAAGTGGTACAGCCGTGGATGTTTGGTCATGCCGAGCAGAAGGCTACTTGTCTGTGGTTGAGGGGCTTGCCAAAGTTGACCGAGACCTTTAATGTAAAGGAGCAGATGAAGTCCCTCAGTAACAAAGAGAGACAGAGGATTCACTACTTGTCACCTTCAAAAGATAGGTGGAAGTTGAGAAGTAAAACGTATAGCGGCATAGCAAAAGCTATGGCAAACCAGTGGGGTTGATAAGATGAAACGAGTAGAACCTACCCTTGTTAGTAAGGAAGCAATAG